GCAGCGCGGGACAAGTATGATGACTTTGAACAAGTCGCATACAACCCCAACCTTCCGATCACCGACGCGATGGCAATGGCAATACAAGCGTCCGACATTGGCCCCGACGTGATTTATCACTTAGGTGTCAACACTAAAGATGCCCAGCGTATTTCGCGTCTAGACCCCATTTTGCAAGCTAGGGAAATTGGTATGATTGAGGCGCGGCTTTCAGCCGAGCCTACATTCAAAAAAACATCCAACGCCCCGGCACCGATTGCACCTGTCAACGCCCGCACCGCTGGTGCGCCAACATTTGATACGACAGACCCACGGTCAGTAAAGTCCATGAGTACGTCAGATTGGATTGAGGCAGAAAGGCTACGGCAGATCAAGAAGTACGAGGCACAACGCAACCGATAATTTAGGATTATTTCCATGTCTAACTCGATTTTAACAATCGACATGATCACGCGCAAAGCGCTTGAGATTCTCGAAAACAACTTGGTTCTTACCCGTAACGTAAACCGTCAGTACGATGACAGCTTTGCTGTTGAAGGTGCTAAAATTGGTTCAACCCTGCGTATCCGTCTTCCAGACCGCGCACTTGTAACTGATGGCGCAGCCCTTCAGGTACAGGATGACAACGAGCAGTTCACAACGCTGACCGTTGCCAACCAGAAGCACATCGGCGTTAACTTCACGACTGCTGAATTGACCATGCAGCTTGACGATTTCGCAGAGCGCGTTCTCAAGCCACGTATCTCGCAGCTTGCTTCCAGCATCGACGCTGACGTTGCAAATGCGTATGCAACAATCGGTAACACTGTCGGCACGCCCGGCACTACGCCAGCTACTTCGGCTGTTCTTCTTGCTGCACAGCAGAAGCTGAACGAAAATGCTGCCGTGATGTCGCCACGTTATGCCACTGTCAACCCAGCCGCAAACGCTGGTTTGGTCGAAGGCATGAAGGGTCTCTTCAACCCAACTGACACTGTCAGCAAGCAGTTCAAGAACGGCATGATGGGTACAGGCGTACTTGGTTTTGAAGAAATCAATATGTCGCAGTCCATCAAGCAGTTCACCACTGGTTCGCGTACTGCAACCGGCGGCACGACTTCGGCTGCTGTCACCGCTGAAGGCGCAACCACCATCGCCATCACTGGCGCTGGCGCGGCTGCTACCGTCAAGGCTGGTGACGTGTTTACTGTAGCTGACTGTTTCCAAGTCAACCCACAGACCCGTGAAAGCACTGGTTCGTTGTTCCAGTTCGTTGCTCTTGCTGATGTCACACTCAGCGGCGCTGGCGCTGGTAACGTAACTGTTGCTGCAATCTACTCGGCAGCACACGCACTTGCCACGGTTAACACTCTGCCCGGTAACTCCAAGGCAATCGTGTTTGTTGGTACGGCTTCTACGCAATATGCTCAGAACCTTATCTACCACAAGGACGCTATCACCTTCGCAACCGCCGACCTTCTGCTCCCACAAGGCGTAGATATGGCTTCGCGTCAGGTGCATAACGGCATTTCGCTCCGCGTTGTTCGTCAGTACGACATCAACAACGACCGTATGCCTTGCCGTATTGACGTTCTGTATGGTTACAGCACGATCCGTCCGCAGATGGCTGTTCGGATGTGGGGTTAATCTAATAACGGCCCCCGGTTCGCTGGGGGCCAAACTTTTTTAAGGATTTTTACAATGGCTATTCTACCTAATGGCGCTGGCGGTTACCAAGTTGGTGACGGCAATCTTGGCGAAGCTACACTTTCAATTTCTAACATCCCCACTGCGTATACTGCACTAGCAACACTAACCACTGCCGAATTGGCTGGTGGCCTTGTTGTCTACACTTCAGCATCTACAGCAGACCTTACACTTCCTACGGTCACCGTTGTTAACGCCGACCTTAGCAGCGCAAAAGTAAACTCATCGTTTGATGTTGCTTTGGTTGCTACCAGCACTGGCGTGCCTACTATCGTAGTTGGCACAGGCTGGACGCTGGTTGGTTCAGGCGCTGGCGTTGCTTCTAAGAGCGTATTGTTCCGCGCTGTTAAAACTGGCGCTGAAACGTACAACCTGTACCGTATCGCTGGCTAATAAGTTTGCCCCGGCTTCGGTCGGGGCATCCTTTTCAGGAGAAAATCAATGGCTAATACAAAATCTATTGGTGTTGCTTTCCTCGACCAAGACATTATTGGCGCACAATATCTCTTGAGCGACGAGCAAATCGGCTACACCGCCGCAGCACAAGGTACGGTTACACAGGGAACTACGTCGGGCAAAGGAACTGCGGTCACGCTGAACAAACCAGCCGGTCGCATTACTATGGACAACGCGTCTTTGACTACTGCTACTAACGCTACGTTCACGCTAAACAACAGCTTCATTTCTGCAAATGACACTGTTGTTCTTACTATCTCTGGCGGCCAAGCGACTGCTGGATCATACAACGTGTTTGCTAACTCGCTGGCTGCTGGCTCTGTCAGCATCAGCCTACGTAACATTTCTGGCGGTACGCTGTCAGAAGCAGTAGTAATTAACTTTGCTATTCTGCACTGCGTATAATTAATTTGGGCGGCTTTCGGGCCGTCCATTTTTAGATTTTTTGCGAGGATTTTGGCATGACTACGGCTGGGGACATAATTAACGGTTCGCTTAGACTGCTAGGCGTTCTGGCAGAAGGCGAAGTCCCATCGGCTGAAACGTCGCAGGACGCACTGCGCGCCATGAACCAGATGATTGATAGCTGGAACACCGAGCGCCTGTCCGTCTTCTCGACACAAGACCAAGTATTCACATGGCCTTCTGGCATCATCAGCCGCACGCTTGGGCCTACTGGCAACTTTGTTGGCAACCGCCCTATCCTGCTTGATGACGCAACGTACTTTGTCGATCCCGGCACGGGCGTCAGCTACGGCATCAAAATGATTAACCAGCAGCAATATGACGGCATTGCGGTCAAGACTGTAACATCTACATTTCCGCAAGTTCTCTTTGTCAACATGACATATCCAGATATTGAAATGTTTATATACCCGCGGCCTACGCGCGACCTGACATGGCATTTTATTTCCGTTGAAGAACTGACGCAGCCTGCAACGCTGGCAACCGTATTAAGTTTTCCTCCCGGCTATTTGCGTGCGTTTCGCTATAACTTGGCTTGCGAAATGGCGCCTGAGTTTGGTGAGGAACCGTCGGCACAGGTTCGCCGCATTGCTATGTCTTCGAAGCGTAACATCAAACGCATCAACAACCCTGATGACATTATGTCTGTACCATACAGCCTTATTGCTTCACGCCAGCGGTTTAACATCTACGCAGGCAACTACTAATGAAGACGCCGATCCTTGGGTCGGCGTATGTCGCTAGAAGCGTCAACGCCGCCGACAACCGTATGGTTAACCTCTTTCCTGAGATTGTCCCTGAAGGTGGCAAAGAGCCAGCGTTCCTTCAGCGCGCGCCGGGGCTGACTACCTTAGCAACCCTTGGCAGCGGACCTATACGCGGGCTGTGGACGTATGGCAGCTACGGCTATGCCGTGTCTGGCGATACGCTGTACCGAATCGACAGTAGTTGGAACGCGGTTGCCAAAGGCACTGTAGGCGGCTCAGGCCCTGTCAGCATGGCTGACAATGGCACGCAGCTATTTATCGCGGCTAATCCTCAAGGCTACATCTACAACGTCAACACCGACGTGTTTCAGCAGATCACCGACCCTGACTTCCCCGGCGCTGGCACGGTCGGTTACATCGACGGCTATTTTACGTTCAACGAGCCGAATAGCCAGAAAATTTGGGTTACGCAGTTGCTCGACGGCCTGTCCGTTGACCCGCTAGAGTTCGCCAGCGCCGAAGGCAACCCCGACAATGTCGTGGCTATTTTTGTTGACCACCGCGAAGTCTGGGTGTTTGGCACAAACTCGACCGAAGTCTGGTATGACGCAGGGCTGCTCGACTTTCCGCTAACACGTATCCAAGGCGCGTTTAACGAACTAGGCTGCGCGGCCCCGTACAGCATCGCCAAGATGGACAACCAAGTTTATTGGCTAGGCAGGGACGCGCGCGGTCAAGGGGTCGTCTACAAGGCCGCGGGCTACATAGGTCAGCGTGTGTCTACGCACGCTATCGAATGGCAGATGCAGGAATATCTTAATCTGTCGGACGCGGTAGGCTACACGTACCAGCAGGACGGTCACAGCTTCTACGTCCTGAATTTTCCCAGCGCCGACACCACATGGGTCTACGATGTTGCCACTGGCGCATGGCATGAGCGTGCATCGTTTGTTAACGGCGATTTTAACCGCCACCGTGCCGACAATCAAATGTTCTTCAACAGCACCACGGTTGTTGGCGACTATCAGAACGGCAAGATTTATGAGTTTGACTTAGCCGTGTACGCTGATGACGGCGCACCGCAAAAATGGCTGCGGTCATGGCGCGCGCTGCCGACAGGCGCTAACAACCTCACGCGTACTATCCAGCACGCGCTGCAACTTGACTGCGAGACAGGCGTGGGCCTGAACAACGGCCAAGGCAGCGAACCACAAGTCATGCTGCGCTTCTCTGATGATGGCGGCCACACATGGTCAAGCGAACATTGGAAGTCGATGGGCGCTATTGGTAAATACGGAAAGCGTACCATCTGGCGGCGTCTTGGTGCGACGATGAAAATACGCGACCGCGTCTACGAAGTGTCTGGAACAGACCCTGTACGGATTTACATCATGGGCGCTGAACTAGCCATTAGCGGGACGAGCGCCTGATGGCATTGGCCCCGATCAACCCTACCCAGTTAACGCCGCCACGCGTCGCCTTTATTGACGAACGGTCGGGGGCGATTAGCCGTGAATGGTATCGGTTCTTTCTGTCGCTGTTGACCGCAACACAGACCAATCAGGATGAAGTCGAGTTAGCGCCTGACGCTACGGCGCTGATAGCATCCTATGACGCCATGTTGGCAGAACTAGCACAGGCTACCGAAAGCGCCCCTGACGGCGCGTCAGCATCTGACCTAGCGGTTGTGCAGAGCGACATTCAAGCGTTAGCGTCAACACCACCTAGTACGTCAGCATCTGACCTAGCGGTTGTGCAGAGCGACATTCAAACCTTAGAGTTAACCCCGTCCAGCGCGTCAGCGTCTGAATTAGCTGTTTTGCAAGCAGAAGTTTTTGGGTTAGGGCTTGCGCCGCGTGCGGAGTTAGGGACAATCGCATCTAAAAATAAAGGCGTGTCTGGCTCTTTCTTGGCTGGCATAAACACCGTCACTGTGGTTGACGGCATCATCACCAGTATTGTTTAAGGAGAATATCAATGGCCGTGACTATTAGTAACATCATCCCCGCTAAGACAGCGGAAGCCGCGCAGACAACGCAGTACACGTCGAATGGCGTGCAGACGATCATCGACAAGTTTACCGCGACTAACTACAGCGCCTCGGCTGCAACGATCAGCGTCAACCTGATTACGGCTGCTGGCAGCGCGACCGACGACAACTTGATTGTCGATACCAAAACGCTCCAGCCATCGGAGACATATACGTTTCCTGAACTGGTCGGTCATGTGCTGCCTAACAATGGCTTCATCAGCACAATCGCCGGCACGGCGTCGGCAATCAACATCCGTGCGTCAGGTCGGCTAGTCAGCTAATGCAGAATTTTCTGCGCCTTGCAGATAATGTAGACAC